GGATGCTAGTATTTTTAAAAGATCTAGCCCAGATGAATCTTTTGAAGGAATATTTAAAGATTACATCAAATTCAGGATAGCTGTAGTTAATACAGAAAATCCTTTAGAAGATAATGTAATTCTTTTTAGAGCTATGTTAAATAGTATAAATGATAACTTTTCAGCAAATTGGAATAGTTACAAATATAATGGCAGAGCCGAAGAATTTTACACTTATTCAGGTTTTAATAGAGGGATAGATTTTAGCTTTAAAATTCATGCACAATCTAAAGCCGAACAAAAGCCCCTATGGCGTAAATTAAATTATTTAGTAGCTCAAACAGCCCCCGAATACAAAAATAGAAGAATGAGGGGTGTATTTTCTAGATTAACTATAGGAGATTGGATGAATGAAATCCCAGGATTTTTTACTTCTATAGGCTTAGGTTGGAATACAAGCTATCCTTGGGAAATTAGACATGACAGTGAAGGTGTTGATAAAGATATAAACGAATACCCACACATTTTAGATGTAAATTGTACTTTCCAACCTATCCACAACTTTGCTCCTACTAATAGTGCTACTACACCGTTTATTTTACCCGAAATAGGTGTTGCGGGAAACCGAAAATACGCTGAACAAAGTGACGATGAAAATCAAGACGAATTTAATGTAAATGGAGTAGCAGCAGACGCTGAAATAGCTGATATAAACATATTATCTGTTCCAGAACCTCCTGCCCCACCACCCGCTTTAGACCCAACACCAGCATCTCCACTTTCTAGTGGTGTGACCCCAATAGAAGAAAGAGGATTAATAATATAATGAGACGATTCAACGAAATAATTCAACTAAGAGATAATCGAAGAAAAAGGTATTATATTAACACTATATTACCCGAAATTCCTTTAAATCAAGAAGATATCTACGTTATCACCCAGGATGGGGATAGATTAGATAATCTTAGCTATGAGTTTTATAACGATACTCAGTTTTGGTGGGTAATAGCGGCTGCTAATCCTAATAAGTTAAGAAAAGATAGTTATTATGTAGCTTTAGGTGAACAAATTAGGATCCCCTCAAATCCTGTTCAATATGTAGATCAATTTATGGATTTTAATAATAATAATAGATGAGTATTTTTAAAGATACTTTTAGAGATTATGTAAGACGTCAATTAATATTAAGAGAAGAATTAATTGATATAGGGAATACTTCTGATGATGGTTCTAGAAAGAATAGATTAAAACCTCATACAATAAAAACCCCTAAAGGTGATATAAACTTAAACGCAGGGGCTTTTTATAACTATTCTCTTAACAGGCAGTGTGTTATTAGAATGACCTCCTTAGTTGATTATGTTTTTGATGTAAATTTAGAATTAGGTGGACTAAGTGGAGATGAATCTTTTGATAGTCTTAAAGGAGCTTCATTATCTCAAAACTTTATATTACAAGGAGGGGTATTAAGTGATTTTGCAAGAACAAGAAAAGACGGAACTATTAAAACACGAAGGTTTGAAGAAGTCAGACAAAGTTTTCGCAAACCAGGATTAAAAACAAACCTATCGTATGGTGATTTTGCTATAGGATCTGAAGCTACTCCTGATGGGTATGGTATAGTTCCTATGCCGGGTATAGTAGATGCTACTATAAGAACTAAAAGTGCTTATGGCTCACTTAGAGAAGCTAAAATTAACTTCGAATGCCATAACAGAAAACAACTTGAAGTACTAGAAATGTTGTATATGCGTCCTGGCTATCAAGTATTAGTAGAATGGGGATGGTGCCCCTATATTAATAATAATGGTGGGTACGAAAATAATTTACGACTAGTTGAAAACGCAACTAATAATAGAATATATACTAATAATATTTCACAACAAGAAGTATTTAATACTATAAACCATTTAAAAGAAACCCAAAATGGTAATTATGATGGGTTTTTAGGTTTTGTTAAAAACTTTGGTTTCCAAGCTCGAGAAGACGGCGGGTATAGTTGTTACACAGAATTAATTTCTATAGGAGAAATACTAGACAGTTTAAAAGGCCCTAGTATATCAACTATAAACCCATTTATAGGTCCCGCTATGACCCTAGATGAATTAGAAAATAGTAATGTAACTATTGAGTACACGTATACAAGGCAGACTGGTGGTAATTATAAAGACACAGGACAGAGATCTCAGACAAACACATACACTAATTCAGTTAATTATGATGTTTTTAATGAGGTATTCGATGAAGGTATTTTTCCTCAATATAATGCTTTAGAGGGTTTAACTAAATCTATAAAAAATTATGCTACATTTAATTCCTTTACACTAGCTGCTAAAGGGGGAACAGGTAATATTGCCGTAGATAGTAAAGTATATGATAAACAATTAGAAGAAATATTCCCTGGTTATAATGATTCTTTAAGTGATATTGGAGAAGTTGATGAGGACGACTCAAAAAAACAACAAAAAGAAACTCAAGCAAAACGTGATAGGTATCAAAAATATAAAGACATAAGAGAAGATTCATCCGCATATACAAATAATAAAGATTTTTTTAGAGATGTACTTAGATTTAAAGCTTCTACATTAGAAAATGTTTTATTAAATAAATTTAACTTAAGCACAACTGAAGAACTAAGAAATTTTATAATTCCTAGAGGAGGAGTATGGAGTTCCCAAGATCTTAACAATCCTAGGTATAAAAATAGTAAAGATAAAGTTAAAAAGAAATATGGAACTTTTAAAAATAATGAGCCATACATAAGATGGGACGCACTTGCTACCTTAATTAACTCAACCTTAATCCCAAAAAACGAAACACTTAAAAATAGTATAAATATTGTAACTGATAGAATATACGATTTAGATAATAATATATCCAGATTAGATCCTTTATTATTTACTTCTATTACTACTTTAAACCCCCAAAAAGGTGGCAGATCAATTATAGATTTTTCTACTGATGTTAATACATGTATATTACCTTTACAATTTAAAAAAGGTAATACAGACTTAATAGAAAATATTTTAGGCTATTTACCTGATATAAACCAATTTAGCCCTGTTTATTCTCAAGCAGTTTATGAAAAAAACCTACGAGAAATAAGATATAACAATAGTGTATTAGATTTAAACACACGTTTACTTAATATAGATGCTGCACGTAGAATTGGTAATATCTATTTAAACATTAATATGATTGATGAAATAGCATCTAAAAATTCTGATGATCCTGATTATACTATAGGTAATTTTATAACAGATATATGGGATAGAGTAAATAAAGCTTGCCCTAACCACAATTTTGTTTTAACAGACGATAAAGAATCAAATAATGTGTTTATTATTGACCTTCCAGTAGATAAAGAAAATGGAATCCCTGATGATTTAGATTTACATACCTTTATTCCCTTTAGCAATAAAAATATATTAAGATCATTTGAATACACTAGTAATGTACCTAGTGCTTTAACCTCTACTATTGCAATACAGGCTCAAGACCCTCGAAGCATTCAAGATATAGACGGGGTTACTTTTGCGGCCTTTAATAAAGCAATAAAAAATAGAATCCTAAGTGAAGACACAACTCCTACTTGGGCTAGAACTGTTAATGATCTAGAAAGCCAAAAAAGCCAGTTATTAGCTAAAAGAAAAAAATTATTTAAACGACTTAACCAATATCAAAATGACTTTTTTTTCAATTTAAGTGCTTTAGCTAATGAGGATGAAATCAAAGGGGGCAATATTAAAGGTATATTAAGAGATTACCAAACTCAAGAAACCTATATAAGTGAAGCAATAGGACAAGGATCTTCCTTTACAGCTGTTATACCACTAGAATTTAATGCTACTATAGATGGAATATCAGGTATAGTAATAGGGAATATGTTTAAAATTAAAAAGGACAGATTACCTAAAGCTTATGCTAAAACTAATATAGGATTTATAGTGTTTAATGAAGAACAAAAAATAACAGCTGGGGGTGATTGGACTACTGATATAGGTGGTAAAATGGTTATTATTGATAAACCTAAAGGGAATGCAACAGGTCTCCTTACCCCGGTCGTATTAACTGCCGAAGAAGAACTTAAACAGGGGGCTAATGTAGCTAAAGGCGAAAAAGAAGCAGAACTTAGCCAAGTATCTGCTTATGCTACAACTAATATAATATTTAATGTACAACCTAAAGCCAGCACAGCACTTGAAAACCAATTAACTATTTCTTATTCAACCACCCAACCCGGTAGTTACCCTACTAATTTAGATACACCTACAGTTTCTTGGGTTAACCAGGTAGGAAATACATTAAGTGGTTATTTCTTCCCTCCTGCAACCGATCAAGAAGTAGGAAGATATTTAAAAGGAGGATTAAATAACCAAGATTTTTCAGTAACGGTAAACGCTGTTAATTTAGAATTTAGTATGGGTGATTCTCAAAAACGAGGAACAGGAATTACAGATTATAATTATGATTTTACTTTAGAAAATGTTCCCGCTATTAAGAATACTATAGTAGAACAAAATAAAATAACATTTGAGTGTTATGACGTAGGATCAGTTGCTGCTGCTGTTCCGGGAACCTCAACCCCAACACCAGCATCTATTACTACAGGAGCAGTTATTACTGTAGAATTTACAGATGGGGGTACTTTTATTACTAATTATGATGGAACTAAATACGATTATAGGTTAACACTTTAATAACTAATGGCATTTTTACCTAAAAATAAGTACCAAAAATTTTATACCAACGGTAATAAATTTATTCTGTTAAAAACAGAAAAATCTTATACTGGTGACTATTTTGTAACCGATAAGGGAAGAATTTTTGCTGGTACGGACCCACAAAACATTATAGGTGAATTAAGGCCCATTTCATCAGACCCCCTTCCTAATATTAATAATGTTCCTGTAAATAATAGAATATATTCTATATTAAAAGAAAAACAAGCAAATAAACAAGGCTTTTATGTGCCAATCCCCTCTATAGTACCGCCACCTACTCCTGAAGATTATTCTAGAGGATATTTTAGAAGATATATAGTTGTAAGGTTAAACGATAAATCTTACTTTGAAACAACTAAAGAGGTATTTGAAGATTTTTTTATTAAAAACTATAATACTACATTAAATAAAGTATTTAGGATAAATTGGTCTTTAAAAGAAGATAACGAAGAAGATAATACTAAAACCTTAAGGTATTTTGAAACTAAACTACCGGGCATATTTGATTTTTTTCCTGATAAAAAACAATACTCACTAAAAGCAGGAGTAGTAAATATATCTCCTACTACACGTATATACCCTGATGGGGTAACTATACCTAAAATATTACCTGCGGCTTATCAAGAAGGAAATAAACAAATAAATACTATAGATAACCCTAGAGTACCTAGTAATCAATACTGTGGTAATTGTAAATTCCACCAAAAGGGTTACTGTAATAGGTGGAATGCTAATATAAGACATAACTATTGGTGTGCTGTGTGGCAAGGACTTGGTTCTCAAGAATAAATTTTGTATATTTGGGGTATGTACTACCTCATAGAAACACAGGATCAATTAAAACGATTTTTTAGTGACGAAGGTAACGAATGTTACCTTCAATTTATTACTAATAATGATGATGTACATCCTAAACTACAATCGTTATGTGCTCTTTACATTTATTCCTTTAGTAAGGAAAAGGGATTTATTATTAATTTAAATCACCCCGAAGCGTTTAAGCTTGAGTTACCAATAAGTTATTTACGATCATATACAAACATATTTGTAAAAGAAAAAATAAAAAGCTTACTATACATCCCTACACTCCCTTATACGGATATACAAAGCATATATTATTTATTAAAAAACGAACCACTAAAGGGATTACCTAAAACGGGCACCCACACGTTTTATGAGCGCAAATACGGCGCGAATAACGTGAATAAAATCATTCCACTTACGAAGCACTACGAGGCGCTGGAGGAGGAATTTAATGCGATTTACCCGTACATACTTAATTATAATAGTGAGGAATCAAATAAGTGGTATAACGAAATACTTACACCTACGTTAGCAAAAATGGTAAGTGAGGGCTTTAAAACTAACGGGGAATTTAAAAAACACTTTGACATAAATGAAAAATTTAGCATTGATGAAAATAAAATTTACGGATGGTATAATTTTTGCACAACAACAGGACGCCCTACAAACAACTTTAATAGCGTTAATTTCTCAGCTCTAAAACACGATACAGGTGAACGAGATGGCTTTGAAGCAGACAACGATTTATTAATTGAAATGGATTTTGAGGGTTATCACCCACGAATTATAGCGCGTTTATCAGGAGGTGAATTAGATAAAAGCGAATCAGTTCACATACAAATGGCAAAAATGTATTTTGATACTGAAGAAGTAGACGCTAAAATGTATAAACAAAGCAAGGAACTAACGTTCCAACAAATGTATGGGGGCATAAACCGTAAGTACCTTAAACATGAATATTTTAATAAAGCACAGCAATTTATAAACACATTGTGGAGTGAGTTTAATACTCAGGGTTATGTTAAAACTGTAATTGCGAGGCGCAAGCTTTTAAAGAGTAATTATAAAAACATGACACCCCAAAAACTATTTAATTATTATATTCAAGCATTTGAAACGGAGTATAATTTTACTATGTTATCTAGGTTATTTAAGTTACTTGAAGATAAAAAGAGTAAGATAATCCTATATGTGTATGACTCTATATTAATAGATTTTGCGGTCGAAGATGGTAAAGAAACACTCCAATCAATTAGATCAATAGTTTCATCCGATTTTCCAATTAAAATCAAAAAAGGATATACGTACTCTTCTTTAGAGGACCTTTGATATTTATTGTGGAATAACACAATATATACTCAAATGAACAATAAACTTTATTGCACCTTCCTGCAAGATGAAGGGGTAGATGAAGTTGTAGAAAGAATATTAGAGGAGCACGATATATTATTTAATAAAATTTTTGTTCTAGTTGCATTAGATGACAATAAAACAATGTTGACCTATAATATAGACGGTCCGGTCTACAACCTACAATTACCAAATACTATACTTGTACACAGGAAAAAACAAACTAATACTTTATATACTATAAATGCTTTAAACGAAGTAATAAGGTACTTAAATAATGGTATTTTAGATACTACGTATCAAGTGGATTGGACGCGGTTCCGTAATAGTCTTCTTTTAACACGCCCCGGTGGGTTTAAAAAGATTAAAACACGTTTAAAAACAATTATTGAAGTAGAGTAATTTAAATAAAAGGTTATGTTATTATTAGATACTGTAGGTAATACTCCCCTACTAAAGTTTGAGTTTCTAAACGGTACTCTATGGGGTAAAGCAGAATTTTTAAACCCAGGTGGATCAGTAAAAGATAGACCTGTAGCTTGGATTTTAAAAATAGCTATACGCAACGGCAAACTTAAACCCGGAGATACTATAATTGAAGCCACCTCAGGTAATATGGGTATTTCATTAGCTATGTTTTGTGCTAATTTAGGTTTTAAATGTGTGATAGTAATGCCATCTAATATGAGTACTGAACGTAAAGTTATGTTAAAATCGTTTGGTGCTGAATTAATAGAGGTACCTGCCGGTGATTTTGATGGTGCTATTTTACTTAGAAATAAATTAGCTAAAGATAATGGGTGGTTTAATTTTAACCAATTCCATAACCTATATAATATAGAATCCCATTGGTATACTACAGGTATGGAAATTTGTAAAGATTTTGATTATAATAAACCCATAGATGCTTTTGTAGCAGGCACAGGAACGGGAGGAACTATAATGGGTGCGGGTAAATTTATAAAAAATAGATATCCTGTATGTAAATTAGTAGCACTAGAACCTGCTGAATCACCTGTTATGTCAGGTGGAGAACCCGGATTACATGGTATTCAGGGCATAGGAGATGGTAGTAAATTTTTAGTAGACTTAAAAGATATAGATCGTATTGAAACTGTATCTACTGAGGAATCAATTAAAAAATCCAAATCATTAGCTAAACAATATGGTTTATTTGTAGGTTTTTCTGCAGCCGCTAATTTTTTAGTTGCAGAAAGATTAATTGAAGAGGGGTATGCTAAAAATGTAGTTACTATCCTTTGTGATAGGGGAGAAAGATATTTTAGTTGTTTGTAAAGGCCCTTTGGTAAAATTTGGATTTTCTGACCTAAGGTATTATATTTACCCAAAATTAAAAGGTCATGAATCTAGATGAAATTAGAAAGCGCATGGACCGCTTGCAAAACAAGTCCAACGGCAAGTCAAAATCTGACTACAAAGCTAACTTTTGGAAACCACCTAGCGGTGAGAAATCAGTTATTCGTATTGTGCCCTATAAGCACAACAAGGAAGTACCATTCACTGAATTGTATTTCTACTTCGGCATTGACAAACCCAGAATGATGTCACTCTCAAACTTTGATGAGTCTGATCCAATCTTGGAGTTTGCATCACAACTACGTAAGTCCAATGATCCAGACAATATGGCATTGGCGAAAAAGCTTTACCCTAAAATGCGTACGTTCGCACCTGTAATTGTTAGAGGTGAGGAAGATAAAGGTGTGCGTTTCTGGGAATTTGGTAAGATGGTTTACCAAGAACTCCTTGGAGTTATGATGGATGAAGATTATGGTGATATTACTGACATTGCTCAGGGACGAGATATTACTGTTGAAGTCATTCCAGCAGCTGAAACTGGTAAGATGTACGACACAACTACTGTTCGTGTTAAACCAGTCCAGACCCCACTTTCAGATAGTGCTGAAACGGCTGAATCGTTTCTTGAGAATCAAAAGAATGTTATTGAGTTATTTAACAAGTACTCATTTGATGAAATGAAGGAATCCCTTCAAAAGTACTTGGCACCAAGTGAAGAGCAGGAAACGGTAGAGGCAACGTCACCTGTAAAAGAAAAAGTTGACCTCGATTCTAAAATAGACGATTTATTCGGTTAATATGGCTAAAAAATCCAACAATAAGGCCCTGGACGGGGGAAGTCTTACTGATGAGTTAGCGGTTTCGTTAAACAAAAAATTCAGTAAAGAATATAATCCTCTCTTTCTTTTTC